TATTTTTGACCACCCATACCTTTTGTTAAATTTTCTGGTAAACCAATCGCTTGTTTTTGTTGATTTATTTTTGATTGTTTGACTGGTCCTTGATCTTTTACAGGTGCTCCTGGTTGTGTAGGCATAGCTGCAGCTGTATCCATTGATCCAGAAGCAAAGTCTGCTATCGTTGCTTTTTGAACAGGAGATGCAAATTGTAATGCGATCTGCTGTAAAGCTAATGCATCTTGATTTCTTTTTCTTATTAAGTCATCTCTTTTATCAAATAAAGTTGTATTTTCTAATTTGTCTTTGTATTTAGTAGGATTAGCTTGATACTTAGATAGTGTTTTGTTTATTGCATCAATTCTTTTATTATACGCTCTCTCCAAACCAAGATTCATATCTTTACCAAACTTACCTCCAGAGATCGCTTTCAATGCACCTCCACTAATAGGATTGTAACCTGCCATTAATTCACCTTGTTGTATTCTACCTATATCATCTAAACCATACATACCTTTATAATAGTTTCTTACTGCTGTTACTTGTGGATCTTCTTTAGGTAATATTGCACCAAGAGCTTGTGCACCTAATACCATAGGTGTCATTACTTTTGGTTTTGCGGCTCTGTTCGCTAATGTTGTAAGCACAATATTTTTACCCAAGTCTCGTACACCACCCATTGATTCTACAAAACCCTGAGCTTTTTCACTAAATGTTTGAGGTAATTGCAAGATACCATCAAATGCATTTGTATTTTGTGCTGGTAATTCTGTTACACCACCAGTGTTATTGTCCTGCTGTTGTGATAACATGAAAGAACGAAAGTTTCCATAATTACCGTATTTGTTTTGTAACGCTGGATTTTGCAAATACTCCATTAAAAATTCATCATTCATCATTATCTTTGTCCGTCTGGTTGTATATCAGCCCTAAAAGTTCCGTATCGCCAAGCTTGATTTACAGATGTATTTTCTACTTTTAAACTAGCAAATCTTGCTCGTGCTCTTGTATCTACTTTAGTCGTAGAGCTATTTATTGTAAACGGTCCTAATGGAGATGATGTTTCATTATCCACAGGAAAATTTTTCAATAATATTGATATCTTAGCATCTCCTGTAAGAACTTTAAAGTCTGGCACAAATCTCTTCATACTCATAAAAAATTGACCATTACCCTCAACATCTAAATCAAAATCTCCAGATTGTATAAAAGATGTTATAGCTGTGGATGTTCCTGTTGATAATACTTGATTATTACCTTTCTCATGAGCGTAGTAAGTTGATGATCCATTCGAAGAAGTCACGCCATTAATTGTTGGAAATGTTGGAGTTCCTGTTTTTGAAAACTCTGTGGCATAAGGATTTTCAAATAAGGATGCATCGTAATAAGAGCTTCTTGCTAATGTTCCAGTTGTCCACAACTGTTCATCATAGTTATATGTTACCACACGATCAATAACAGATGATCCGCTTTTTGGATAAAACCAATTTAATTCTGAATATAAAGTATTGTATCCACAATAAACAATTTCACCTGAACTATATTGAATACCTAGGTTGTCACCCCCAGTAGTAAAAACAAAGTCTTCAACTAAACAAGGTAATGATTTTACAGTTCCATCGTAAACAAAAAATCCTCCTGCAGCTCCCATCCAATACACAGCACCATTAACATATTTAATTGAATGTTGACCGATAGCACCGCAGTTAGATCCGACTTGTCTAATAGAGAATGTGAATGGTGTTCCTACAAACTGCATTACATAAGCTGCATTATCAGTAACGATCAGTATATAATCTTTACCTTTTGCTGCTCCTATTATCTTGGTGCCTGAGTCTAACCTAAACGTACCTGCTGTGTTGGTAGATGTAGGTGTCCAGGATCCGGTGGTCTCTTGATCTGAGAACCTGATAAATAATTTATCTTGTGTGCTCGTGTCACCAATTGTAGTCTCAGTTCCTAAAGCTATTAGGTGTCTGTCTCTTTCTGAAACAATAGTCGCTACATTTTTAGTAGGTGAGTTTGCAACTAATGCAGCTCTTGTAATCAATGCATTAACGTTTGAATGTAGAGGATTCCAAGAAAATATTTTACCGTTTTTATTTGTAGCAATAAGTTGCTCTCCAAAATTATCTAATGACCATGATGCAGGATCAAGAACAACCGTAGATGTTGCTGATGCGTTACCCCAACTAACAAAGTTTGATGCGTCTGTTACAACCGCTGAGTTAGAGTGTGTGGTAGCTGTAGTTCCAGATGCTCCTCTCGCAGATATAACTAAATCGTTACTAGATATTGAGCTGTAAGTTATTAGCTCAGATCCTATTAAAACAGTTCCTGATGTTGGAAAACCTGTTACAGAGTTCAACGTGATGTTGGTGCTCGATCCGTTATTACCGCCTGTTGTTCCTGTGATAGCACCGTTAAGTGTCGCTGTCACTGCTCCTGATACTGTACCTCCCCACTGTCCTGTTCCAAACCCATAACCGAATGTTTGTGTGAGTGGTCCAAAACCTGCGTAAGGATTTATGGTCGCTGATCCGGTGGCCGATGTTACGCCTGATGCAGCAGTTGCAAACTGAATAGTAAAGGTATTCGTTGTTGAAGATAAAACCTCAAATGGATTAGCTTCAAGTTGTGCCGCTGTGTATCCTGAACCTGTCGGTGGTGTTACAGATGTAAAAGTAAATAAATCACCTGCCACTAAGCCATGTCCTGTTTTATTGACAGTGATGGTTTGTGGTGTGGATGTTGATGCTATGGTGAATGTTGCAGATGTTAGACCTGTTTCAAGAGGTGTTATGTCATAGAACGATCCACTGTAATATAATATTAAAGCTTTGTGTGTGCCAATAACAGAATAAATCCTACCATCAAGATCACTCCACATGTGTTGATTTCTTGCAGCACCGACCATGGTATTACTTGTAAGTTGCTCCCAACCGCCAATTTTTTCTGGTAAGCCGTATCTAAATCTTACATTATCACCATCAACCCACTGTCCCTCTGCTCCAGTTTCAGTGACTTGTTTATTAAATCCAGGTCTTATTGGTACGTTATTTAAAGGCATATGACATTATACACCAAACAGCACTACTTTTTAAGTGTCTGCTCTTTGTGTTCTTTTGAGGTAAGTGGCGGATCATCTTCAAAAGTATGAACACCATTATATTTTTCGCCTAATTTTAAAGCCATTTCTGCTGAAACTTTACCTAACACATTTGATATGTGCTTAGACTCAAGCATGTCAAAAGTTAGACATTTTGTTTTATTTAATATTTCTATCTCTTCGTCTGCAAATATTATTTTAAATTCTTTTTCGCCAAAATCAAATTTCATTTTCTATCAACCATGGGTTACGTCCTTGACCTGGCACTCCTATTCGGTGCCTTTCATCTAATGCATACTGTGTATTTTTACCGTTAGCATCAACATAATGCAAGAAAACTTGTAAGTTCCAATCAGTTCTTAATGGTTCTCTCCAGTGATCTACTTCACATCCCTTATAGATAGCTGCATCTCCTTTGTTTGTATATATTGGTGTGCCATCCATATATATTGGCCAATCTGTGTCATCGCTTTTATCTATAGTAATAGTGGCACTTATTTCACAAGATGGTCTATCTGAGTGTCTTTCTAATGTACTACCTTGAACATACATTCGCCAAAACGAATAAGTTGGAAACAATTTTAGTCCAGTTACCTCTTCCATTTTTTGATGTTGTTTTAAGAGCAAAGCTTCTGTTAATGGATCTGCATAGAAGTTAACCATGTGATTGGTAAATGCTCCTTGGCCTGGTCTAGTCGGATCCCAACGTGAACCAAAAAATGTTTTTTGATTTCTAAATTTAATTTTACAATAATCAGATATTATTTTTAAATATTCTTTTTCTATAAAATTATCTACTTTAAAATAATCTTTCATGTCATCCATCCTACTACAGCAAATCTTGTGCCTTTTGTAACCTTAGTAACTTTGTGTTTATATAATAAATTACTTGGAAATATAACTAAAGTATTAGCGACATTTTTTATTGGATATTCTTTGCCTTTAAATTCAAACGTCAATTCTCCACCTTCATAATCATCATTTAAAATATAACTAAAACTAAATTCTCTAGGTGTAGCAACACCGTTGTCTACATGATAATCGTAGAAACAACCTTCTTTGTATTTTAATAATTGTAAATCCATATGCCAATCAAATCGTTTGGTAGTCATTTTTCTTTCATCATAATAAACATTTAACATGTCTAGAAAGTAAAATTGTAATCTATTGTACCAAAAAACATCTGTCATAGATGATGAAAAATCTGTAAAAAAATGACCGTCTACTTTTCTAACTTCTTCGTTTTTTGTATCTTGTAATTTAGAATTTATTATAGCTTGTTTCTCAAATATGATATTTGAATTACATAAATTTATTAATGACTCATGTTGTTCCTTTTCCAAAAGGTTATTATAGACACCGACATAAAACAATTCACTCGCTAAATCCATTTTATTTTGTTCCATATTCTATCCTTATAGTTATTTAAAAATTGTAAAGGCCACATGTAATTACTGTTTTTTTGTTTTGTTTTAATTGTCATTTTCCAACTTTCTCTTTTAAAAGGTATTACTTGAACATATGGTGTACCTCTTTTTATAATTTTATCAATCTCTGAATATTTATCACTATTATAAATAATAGGAAAATTAATATGTTGATCGAATTTATCAGTGTTTACTATACCAGGAACAATTGAAAAATAATCTTGAGCTGGGTTATTAAGTGGCGGCAAGAATAAACAGGAATAACCTTTAGGTGTATTTATGATCCACGGATTCATAATTTTAGGAACATCTAATCCTTTCATTTTTTCATAATATGAACTACCCTCTATTTGTAAACTATCATGTCTACTAGCAGAAACTAAATTAGTGTCTTTATCTTGATGCTTTTCTAGAAATCCCTCAAGTTCTACAGCTGTGCCCACGCATGAATATAATTTGTTATCTTGACCTTTTTTATTAAAAATTAAGTTATAATCCATGGGTAGTTTTAAAGTGTACCCTGATGTCATTGTTTCCATAAAAGGAACACAACCTTTGACTGTTCGTTTTCTTTGATCGTGTTTAAGTTTTTTATACCATTCTGGTAGAAAGAACTTAGATGGTTGTGGATAATCTAATTGTAAGTCTTTGTAATCTTTATGAGCGCTGAATACTATTTCATTCACTCAATGAGTTATACTTTTTTAACTTCTAGATTCAAGAGGATTTATGTATGTAACACCCTTTTCTTCAATAAGTTCAGGTAATTCTTTACCATTAATTGGATAAGAATTACTTGACCAATCGATGGCTTTTACTGCGTTTATAAAATCTTCATCATAATCTGTACTTTCAGTAAAACCATTAATAGCTGTGTTAAATGCTACTTCATCAGCAAACCCACCAAAATTATTCTTATCTGATATGTCTACCTGTCCAGCATCATTGTAAATAGGATTACATTTTTCTAGTCTTATTTCATTATAATCACTATCACTACAATCTATGATAGTATAACTACCTTGATCTATTCCAGATGAATCAAGTGAAGCTTGATCAGGTCTTATTGCATATAAAGCACCAAACTCATTTGCTTTGTTTTTTTCAAATATTAATTTTGCCATTTTATCTCCTATGCCTCAAACACTCTAATGTATCCACCAGTTCCACCACTACCCCAGTATGATGATCCACCTGATCCAGGTGATCCTAAACCAAGTGAAAGAGATGAGTTGGTAGGATAAGAATGTGTAGCTCCAGGTGCAGTTCCTGCAGTACCAGATGCTTTAGGTGGATTAGCTCTTCCGTTTTGGCCACCGCCACCACCATTTGCTACAAAAGTTCCAAAAGTTGAATTACCGCCAGATCCCGCGTTTGAAGGTCCTCCAGATCCAACAGCGTAAGGTGCTGTGTATGGATGAGTTTGATCCGATATGAATCCTCCGAATCCTCCAGGACCACCAGAGTTTCCATTAAAGTTTGATTGTCTACGGCCTCCACCACCGCCACCGCCTTTAAGCATGACGAAAATTTGTGAAGATCCAGGTTGTAAAGTAAAAGTTCCAGATCCAGAAGCTTCAAATAATGATGTTCTTGAAACTCCACCTCCAGCAGTTCCT